ACTTCAAAATGCCATGATTAGAGGCATTCAACGTGCAAAAATGGAGATTTTGAACACTTTTTTGCATCATTTTGATCCACAAGGATGCACAATCGTCATTGCACTCGCAGAAAGTCATGTTTCTTGTCATACTTGGCCAGAAAATCAGTGTTTGGCAGTTGATGTCTATACCTGTGGTGATAAAAACCCACGTTTAATCGCTTTAGAGATCTTAAAATATCTCAATTCAGACTCATATTCAATACGTGAAATAGATCGTTAAATAGAAACAGGGAGATAGCAACCTCCTTTATAAAAGTTCTGTTTTATTCATTAAAACAGGAGCTAAAATGTCTAATTTACCGACCGATAGAGACCCCAACTACATGAGAGAAATGTGGGGAACATCTAAATTAATCACTGATTATGATGTAACGCCACCAAAGCGAGTCATTCAAGAAATTATGCATGATACTGCACCAAAGCATGATTTTAAAAAGCAGTATGAGTTACATGAAAAAATCAGAAATGATGAAGATTATGATGATTGGAATTATGGGACAGAACCAAACTACGGATCTTCCTGTAAATCAACATAAATAAGTAAAGAAAATTTATTTTAAAATGGCAGTTACACGGGTATCTAGATCTTTTAAAGATATTAGCCTATCATTTGATCCACATCCTGTAACAAAAGATCTTCCTGTCCTTATAAATGAAAGATCAATTATCCGTGCAGTTCGTAATTTAGTTGAGACAATTCCAACAGAAAGATTTTTTAATCCTACTTTAGGATCAAATGTTAGAAGGACTCTATTTGATTTTGTAGACTATGGAACTGCATCTATAATTCAAGATCAAATTAACGAAGTGATTCTTAATTATGAACCAAGAGTAAACAATGTAATTGTTCAAGTAGATCCTCAACCAGATTTAAATCAATTTGAAGTGACAATAACTTTTGATATTATTGGACAAGAAATACCCACACAACAATTTTCATTTATATTAGAGGCAACCAGATAAAATGCCTTTTACTAAATTTACAGATCTAGATTTCGATCAGATAAAAATATCCATCAAAGATTATTTAAGATCAAACTCTAACTTCACGGATTTTGATTTTGAAGGATCTAATTTTTCAATATTGATTGATACTTTAGCATATAATACTTATATTACAGCGTTTAACTCCAATATGGTTGTAAATGAATCTTTTTTAGATTCAGCAACTGTTAGAGAAAATGTAGTGTCTCTCGCTAGAAATATTGGATATGTTCCTAGATCAAGAGTATCTGCAAATGCCAATATTTCATTTAATGTATCAGTATCACCGATTACAACATCTCCAGCGATTACTTATACACCAACAATTACTTTACAATCTGGATTAGTATGTACTGGATCTTCTGGTGGAAGTTCCTATATTTTTTCAGTTCCAGATAATATAACAGCGACTGTTAATAGTTTTGGAGTCGCTAAATTTGAAAATATTGTAATCAAGGAAGGAACATTTTTAACAAAACAATTCGTTGTTAATGGTTCTCTGGACCAGAGATTTATTCTAGAAAATTCTTTTATTGATACATCAACAATTCGTGTTTATGTTAAACAAGTCAGCGATTCTGGTTTGGGAGTATTATACAGTGTTGTTGATAATATTTTTGAAATTAACAAAAATTCAAAAATATTTTTACTGCAAGAAGTAAAAGACGAAAAATATGAAATTATTTTTGGCGATAATATCTTTGGTAAAAAATTAGAAAACAACTCAATCATAACGGTCACCTATATTGTTACTGATGGTAAAAATGGTAATGGTGTCAAATCATTCTCTTTTTCTGGATCTTTAAAAGATTCAAATGATTCTATTGTAGTTCCAACAAATGCAGGGATAACTGTTAATGTATTACAAGGATCACAGAATGGATCTGACATTGAGGATGTTGAATCCATTAAAAAATATGCTCCTAGACTGTATTCATCTCAGTATCGAGCTGTGACTCCTAGAGATTATGAAACCATAATCAAATCTAAAATTTATCCTGATGCAGAATCCGTATCGATTATAGGTGGAGAAGAGTTAGATCCTCCACAATATGGTAAGGTTTTTATCAGTATTAAACCAAAGAACGGTTCCTTTGTATCTGATTTTAACAAACAATCAATTAAAAACAAACTAAAGCAATATACTGTTGCAGGAATTAACATTGACATAATTGATTTAAAGACATTATACGTTGAAATTGATTCTGCAATTTATTATGATTATTCACAAATTGGTAGCGTTGAGAATTTAAAAACAAAAGTGATTAGTGCTTTGTCTACCTATGCAAATTCTCCTAACTTAAATGCATTTGGCGGAAGATTTAAGTATAGCAAAGTATTACAAGTAATTGATTCTGCCGATAATGCAATTACTTCAAATATTACAAAAGTAATAATTAGAAGAGATCTAAAAGTATTATTGAATTCACCAACTCAATATGAAATCTGCTATGGAAATAAATTTCATGTAATATCTGAAGGTAAAAATATTAAATCAACAGGATTTTATATTGAGGGAGAAAGGGACATAGTTTATCTTACAGATACACCCAATTCAGATTTAAAAACAGGAGTTATATCGATTATTAAAAAAAATCCTCTTGCTGGAATTACAACTGTAGGAGTTCAATTTAACACTCCAGTCGTTGTTCCGTCAGCGGGGACAATAGACTATGAAAAAGGAGAAATTATTTTAAATAGCGTGACAATTACCTCTACAGAAATGCCTCAGGACATTGTTGAAATTCAAGCTTTCCCAGAATCAAATGATGTTATTGGATTGCAAGATCTGTACATCTCATTTAACCTTTCAAAAAGCAGAATAAATATGATTAAGGACGTGATTGCTTCTGGAGATGATATATCTGGATCCATTTTTTCAACCGCAGATTATTATCGTTCAAGCTATTCGAATGGGCAATTAACGAGGTCGTAATATGATACAAACTGGTTTTGAATCTAGAATAAAAATACAGGATATAATTAGTAATCAAATTCCAGAATTCACATTAGATGAAAGTCCAAAATTCTCAGAATTTTTAAAGCAATATTATATTTCTCAAGAATATCAAGGCGCACCTGTTGATATTGTAGAAAATTTAGATCAATATAAAAAAGTTGATAATTTAATTCCAGAAGTAATTATTGGAAGTACAACTCTTACCGCAGGAATTACTTCCACTACAACTAATATTTTAGTTAATAACACTAAAGGATATCCTCAAAGGTATGGATTATTAAAAATTGATAATGAAATAATTACATATACAAATAAGACATCTACATCTTTTACTGGTTGTGTTAGAGGTTTTTCTGGAATCACCAGTTATCATGCAAATTTAAATGATCAAGAATTAATATTTTCTACTTCAACTGCAACGTCGCATTCAAACTCCTCACAAGTTAAAAATTTAAGTGCGTTATTTTTACAAGAGTTTTACAAGAAAACTAAGTATAGTCTTACACCAGAACTAGAAAATTTAGATTTTACTCCTAATTTAAATGTAGGAAACTTTATCAAGGCATCACGTATTCTATATGAATCTAAAGGAACTGATGAATCTTTTAGAATCCTATTTAATGTTTTATATGGAGAAACAGTAAAGGTTATAGATCTAGAGCAATTTCTCCTAAAACCATCTTCAGCAACGTATCTTAGAAGGGAAGTTGCTGTTGCCGAAGCTATCTCAGGAGATCCTTTAAAACTTTCAGGACAAACAATTGTAAAAAATACTGATAGTAATAGTACTGCTTCAGTATCTGAAGTTGAGATTATTAGAAGGGGTGGAAAAACATACTATAAATTATTTCTTTTTGTTGGTTATGATGACGCTTTTCCAACAGTAACTGGAACTTTTAATATTACAGGAAGCACAAAAAATATAGAACCTGTAAGTGTGGGGGGTTCTATAATCACAGTAGATTCTACAATTGGATTTGCACCATCAGGTAAAATCTACTCTGGAATCAATACTATATCATATACAAGTAAAAGTATAAATCAATTTTTTGGTTGTTCGGGAATTACTTCGGCAATTTCGACTGCATCTGTTATTAGATCTGACGAAATTTATTACGGATATGAAAATGGAGATATATCTAAAAAAGTTCAACTCAGATTGACTGGTGTATTATCAAATTATGTTCCAACACTACAAAATTCTACAATTGAAGTTGATGAAAAAATTTCAGTAAAAAATGTTGGCGAAAACATTAAAAATCCTGTAACCAACAAATCATATAAGGAAATATTTGCAAATAGTTGGATTTATAATACAAGTTCAAGATATCAAATTGATACTTTTGTACCGAACCAACCTACCACCATTTTAATATTAAAAAGTGAAATAGATAAGTCTAGTCTTAAAGTCGGAGACACAATTGAAATTTTAAACCGTGAATCACAAACTATAGTAGAATCTAATCTTGTAGTAACTCAAATTACAAATAAACAGATAACGACTAATAATTCTTTTACACTTAATCAAAGTTTTAATTATGATGTAAGAAGAAAACTTAAAAAATCTAATTCTTCGTCTGTAGGATTGGAATTTAATTCAATCACCGCCGATATACAAAACGTATATAATGAAAATGATAATTACATGTATGTGGCATCAAACTCATTACCGTCATATACAATTACAAAATCTTTACTTACATATGATGCTGTGGGAATTGTAACCACTGTTGATTACAATTTAAATACAAATACTTATTCCACAATAAAGTTTTCGACTCCAGTTTCATTCTTTAGTGGAAGTGAAATATATTATAATCCATCTATATCTCCTATTCTAGGTCTATCAAAAGGAATCTATTATGTTCAAGTAATTGGCACCGATAAGATTCGTTTATATAATTCAAGATCTGTAGTTGGAACAGACAATTATGTTAAATTACAAGCATCATCTTTAACAGGTTCATTACCAACAGGAACACATAATTTTTCTCTCAACTCTCAAAAAGAAAAGAAACTTTCTCCACAAAAAATTCTTAGAAAATTTCCTCTTTTTCCAAATATTGGAGATGGAAAATCAGATCTAACAGAACCAGGTTATATTGGATTATTGATAAACGGAGTGGAAATTTCTAGTTATAAGACCACTGATAGAATTTACTATGGGCCAATATCATCTGTTAAAGTATTAAATGAAGGAAAAGATTATGATGTAATTAATCCACCTTTAATTGGAATATCCACAGGTGCTGCTTTAATACAACCTGTTATAATGGGATCTATTAAAAAAATATTTGTAGATCCACAAGATTTTAATGTGGATGTAGTTGTTTCAGTAAATCTTACTGGAGGTAACGGAAGTGGTGCATCATTTGAACCC